CAACAACAAGTCGCTGTTGGAAAGCTCGAATCAATGCTAGGCCAATTACAACGACAACTGCAAACTTCCATGAAGAAAACAGGCAAGATGGGTGGCGAAGTNCCTAAGTTTGCTGATGAAGATATGGTTGTGGTNGAAGGACCTAACGGTGAAGAAACGATGACTTATGCCCAAGCTAAGGCTCTAGGAGCAGAATAATGGCCGGATATAAAATCAAAGGTTTGGCACAGCCAGCTGGCGGTGGCGGAGGCTATAGAATTAAAGGTGCTGCGCCACAGCAAGACATGCCAGAACAACAGATGCAAGAACAGCCACAAGGAGTTGGGAGCATTCCTGATGACTTCGTAGATATGCTTAGCAATCTGATGATGGCAGGTGGCGAGAAGGCTATGAAACTACCTGATGAATTTTCAGAAGCTGGGAAACAGTTCGCGGAACATCCATTTAAAACACCTCCCCGTGCCGCCCAAAATATCTTGTCTAGTGTATTGGAAGGTGGGAAACAACTTTATAACCTACCTTTGAATATTAATACTTATTTAGGTGGAAAAGGCGTTCCCGTATTTAAACAAACAATGGGATTAGCTAATAAACTTAAGATTGGTGACACCGGACTAGAGAAAGCTGTGCTTGGTGAAGAGCAACCAGGTGATCAACTGTTTAAAGATATTGGAACTGTAGGATCATTGTTTGCTGGACCTGAAATGGTAGGCGCTAAACTGCCAGCAGTGACAGCCAAGGGAATTACCAAATCTATTTCAGCTACGAAAGCCGCTAGAAAAGCTACAGCAGCAAAAGATTACAGTTCATTATTTGAAAGAGCAGGTGAAGCAGGGATAACACATGCGAAACCACCAAAGTCAGTGACTGCCTCTGAAAATCATATTGTTGAACACTCTGAGCCAAGGTTTCATGAATCATTACAAACTTATATTGAAAACCCAACAGTAGAGAACGCGCATTGGGCACAGAGTGAACTTGGAGCGTTAGAACGTCACCTTGACAGCATTTCTAAAAAGAATGGACTAACGCCCTCACAGATTAAGACATTCAAAGCGGTTCAACAAGCACGAAAAGGCATTAAAGAGTCAATGTTTTCTAAACAGGCTATGGGTGCCAATCCAAAATTGGGGAAAGAATATGATCAATTGGCTCAGAAATATAAAGAGGAAGTGGTTCCCTATACCAGCTTAGAGGATATTCATCAGTTTGAAGCGGGAAAGATGAGACCAAAAACTGTTGTGAAGAACTTGCAGCGTGATGAAGAGTTCATGACAAAACTTGCTAAAGACTATCCAGGCTTAAAATTACATACACCAGCAGCTAAGAAAGTCATGTGGGGACTCATGGGACTTATGGGGTATGATGAGGTTAAAAAGCTATTGAGAGAACTCAAGTAGCACAGGAATCATCTACTAATTTGAAAATTATTAGTAGTATAAGAAATTGCATTAACATAAAGGTTCTCCTGGTTAAGTAGTTGACCATTATAACAGGAGATGAATAAAAAACAAGCATTAGCTGATACTCATGAAAAAGTATAGAATAAGCTAATTGCTCGACATGAGGACGTGAGTAGATGAGTCTTACACGAGGCGTAAATCCCATATGGTGGATTCCTGATTTAGTCGGCAATCCCATGGATGATTCGTATTATTTATTCGTGCTCTCGAACACGATCCCATATCTTCCATTAACGGTTTACCATGACTCTGCGGGATCTATTCCATGGAGCAATCCGATAGAAGTACTAGCTAATGGTACGATGCCTGTTGATATTTATTGGGATGAAGATACAGTTTATCGTCTAGAATGGCGCAATGGACCAACTCAAGCAGATACATTGACCTATTTGGTTGAGAACTACATGCCTGGAGAAGGCGGTGGAAGTGGCCCAACAACTAATTCAGCTAACAATACAACTAACCAGATTACTAACCCACAGTTCTCCCAAGTTAATTTCACTGGAACGTTTACATCGACCCTTGATACGTTGACTAATATCGCACCTGGTTGGGATATTGTTACTACTGGTAGTGGCCCTGGCTCTATTTCGGTAACTCAGTTAGAAGTTTTGGGTGATTCAGGTGACTCTACTAACCCATCATACGCTCTTCAGATTATGAGTTCTGGCTGGGAAACCGTAGGAATTCAGCAAACATTTGAAGATAATGGCGCACTCTGGGCTTCTGGATTAGATGATATTTCTGGTGTGGCACTGCAAATTAGTGCTTATAACTCATCAGGAACAGCACCCCCATTAACTGGTGTAATTAGTTATACCGGTACTGATGCGCCTGGACCTACAACAATATTCACAGAAGCATCTATTAATGCGGCTCCTAATTCATATGGCGGCGCGGCTGCGTTGCCAGTTTCAACAAATACATCAGCACCAGCTTCAGCAGCTACTTCGGTATCGTTCTATTGGACATCGAATAACACAGTTGTAGTGACAAGTGCGCAATTGATTGGTCAACAAGGCGAGGATATTGCCCAGGTTCTTTATCAACAAGAGAGTATAGAGCGCCAGATTGATCATTTCTACCACTTGGCTTATCCGATTGTGCCAGTCGGTACGATTATTGACTTTGGTGGGTTTGGATTATTAGATCACTACACATTATGTGATGGAAGTGCGATTAGCCGAACTACGTTTAGTTTGCTATTTAATGTGCTTACTACCACTGAAACTGTGAGTTTGACATCTACTGTTAATACATTCACGGTCATCTCATCCACTCAATATCATATTGGTATGGCTATTGAGGGAACGGGTATTCCAGCGGCAACTACTATATCAGGGATTACTGGCACAACGATCACAATGTCAGCAGCTGCGACAGTGACGGCGGCTTCATCTGTTCGGTTCTTTGCTTGGGGTGCTGGAGACGGTTCTACTACATTTAATACTCCTAACCTAGCAGATTATGTAACTGCTGGAGCTGGGGGAACTTTATTTGGGGCGAATAATAATGCAGTTGGTCTGAAAGGTGGTTCTTCTACTCATGCTATTACAATTGCTGAGATGCCTGCTCATACTCATCCAGGAAGTACGGCAAGAAGTAATTCAGGTTCCCCAGGTGGTTCCGCATCTTTATATGGATCTTCTGCAGGACCCAACCAAAATTTAGCAATTGATGTAGCCTCTCAAGGTAGCGGAACAGCATCTACAATTGTTCAGCAAACAGCATTGGTGAGAAAATTCATCCGATACGAATAATAGGAGTTTAGACATGGTTACTTCATATACTAGTAGTTTTGATAAAACGATTGCATTTACCGAAGTTAGCTTCCCATTCCATTTGACTGCAAATGTAATAACTACAATTACATTGCCTGGAACTCAGGTTAATAAGTATGTGCTTACATTTGGTGTGAGCAGCAACTCAAATGTGTTTATTGGATATCAAGTTACCCCCGTAGTTCCAGCTGGCGATACTGCGCCTGAAACAGCTCGCGAAGAGTACATGATTCCAGGAATGCAACGTTATGCCTTCGGGGGTAATGTGATATCATTAATATCACCAGACACAGTGGCTTATGGTAGCGTAACTGCTCGTGCGATTCCAAATCCAAGGACTTAATCATGGTGAATGTCGTCAAGTTTAGTGAGTTCACAAATGGTGGTGATCTTGCCAACAATGAAATAACAGTTGGTCTAGGTGGATCTGCGCCTTACTATAATGCTTACTATAACAATCCATGGACTTTTCTAGCGCCTGGGACGACTGCCGAAAGACCCGCCATTGCTGCGTCCATGTATTACAGATTGCGTCTTAATACCAGTTTAGAAGTTTATGAGTATTACGATCCGATTCAAGCCGACTGGGTTCAAGTAGTAACTAGCAATCAATTCGATTGGATTGTAGTAACCACGACGCCTTATCAAATGATTGGTGAACAAGGTTATATTGCCAATGGCGGAAGTCTTATTCAATTAGCACTACCAGTAGTTTCAGATGTTGGCGATGTGATTGCCGTAGTTGGAGAAGGTGCTGGCGGATGGCAAATAACTCAAGGTGCTGGTCAAAGCATTAAGGTATCTCCTGTATCAACTTCTGTTGGCACATTAGGGAGCTTAGCTTCCACATCTCAATACGACTCTATAGAACTAATTTGTATTACATCCAATCTGACTTGGACAACACGCGGAAGCCCACAAAGCCTTGGCCTGACTATTATATAAGGGTGAAATGTGACTACTATAAATGCAGTTGGTACATCATTATCCGGACAAACCGGGACAGGTGCTTTTGCGGGCTCCGTTAGTCCTACTTTAACTACACCAATTATTGCTCGAATTAATGATGCCAGTGGAAATGCCCAGTTAAACTTTACTTCAGAGCCATCTGCTGTAAATTATGTAAACATTTATAACACTTCAACTGGTAATGGGTTAGCCATAAATGCTCTCGGCGCTGATACTAATATCGGCATTGCATTAGGTGCAAAAGGTACTGGTGTAGTTGCTTTAGATACACAAGCATTAACTAACCAATATCAATTTACATCCGGAACATCATTTGTTCATACATCGGTATTTAATTTCCCTGTTACCGCTTTAACTAGAACTTACACATGGCCTGATGCTGATGGAACTGTTGCCTTAGCGAGCTCACCTTTATCTGGTTATGTTTTATTGTCCCCAAGTGGGAACCAAACAATTACAGATCATGATTTATATTTATCATTAGGGTCATTTCATTCTGGATCCCCCGCCGGTGGTGTTAACGGAAATTTTACAGCTTATCCCACAACTGCAAATAGTGGTTTTATAGAAATAATTGCAAATACCAACTCGTCCGGAAACTTTGGAGTTGTCATTTTACCCACAGGTTCAATTGCACAGACACAAACATTATCAATTCCAGACGCAGGACAAGCTTCATCAACATTCATCCTAAGCACATCTGGCTCAGGCCAAACAATTGGGGGTGGATTAACTGTTAATGGAGGATTAACTCTCGGGACCCCTTTAGCTCCAACCAGCGGAGGAACAGGAACAGCAACAGCACCAAGTGCGGGTCAGATTCCAATTGGTAATAATGGGGGAACTTATACGCCGGCAGCGATTAATTCCGGAACCAATATTACAGTTGCGAATGGCTCTGCTTCAATAACTGTAAATTTATCTGGTGTAATTTCCCCTACATTAGGGGGAACAGGCGTAAATAATGGTTCTAATACGCTGACCTTAGCCGGAACTTTGGCTACAAGTGGTGCGTTTGCGTCAGTATTTACAATGACAGGCGCTACAAATGTTACATTTCCAACTAGTGGCACGTTGGCAACTACCGCCGGAACTGTCAGTTCAGTTTCAGGAACATTAAATCGTATTACGTCCACCGGTGGCACTACTCCTGTTATAGACATATCCGCAAGTTATGTTGGCCAATCTTCCATTACAACTCTTGGAACAATCACAACAGGAGTATGGCAAGGAACATTAGTTAGTCCAATTTATGGCGGAACAGGGGTTAACAATGGCTCTAATACATTAACTTTGGCTGGAACATTGGCAACAAGTGGCGCATTTGCATCTGTATTTACTATGACGGGTGCCACAAATGTCACATTCCCAACATCAGGAACACTTGCTACGACTGCTACAGCCTCCGGTATCGTAAATTCCGGATTACAAAACCAATTAACTTGGTATGCTGCTAGCGGCACTACTGTAAGCGGATTGGCTACGGCTAACAATGGATTGCTGGTTACTTCATCCGGTGGCGTTCCCAGTATTGGCAATGCTATTGGCGCTGATATCACCGTCAGTGGTGCTACAGTTGGTTTAGGTGGAAGCGCTGTCACAACCAATTTGGCTGTAGGCGTTTCAGCATTGGCGGCTAATACTAGCGGCGTACATAACCATGCATTTGGTTATCAAGCAATGCAGGCTATGCAAACTGGTAACAATAACACTGCTGTAGGGTATTTAGCCTTAAATGCTAATACAAACGGTACAGGTAACGTTGCAATAGGTAGATTGGCGTTACAAGCTGGCGTAAGCGGTAGTAACAACGTTGCGGTTGGTTCTGGCACCATGAATAGTGCCAGCTTTAACTCATCACAGAATAATGCGCTTGGCACAGGTGTATTGGCCTCATTGACTACTGGTAATACCAATACATCAATGGGTAACAATAGCTGCCCTCTAATCACAACAGGAAATAACAATACTGTCTATGGTGCAAGTGCTGGTGGTATATTGGTTGGTGGTTCTGACAATACTCTCCTAGGAACAGGGGCCACTACTGATAGTGCATCGTGTTCCGGTGCTATAGCCATTGGTGAAGGTGCTACTGCTACGATTGCTACTGGTGTCACTTCTGCTGATGCAGGCCCAGGGATTGCAATTGGATCATCTAGTTTTCCAGTCGGTTTTAGAGGTAATGGAACTATTTACCCAAGCTCTTCAGGTGCAGGATTTTGGCGAGCTAAGATAAACGGAACGCAATACTTTATCCCACTATTTGCCGATTCATCTACTTCAAGTGGTGCTGTATTATTAAATCCTGCTGCCGCACAAACTATAGCTACTTATCCATTGAATCTTCCAGGTAGTGTTTATAGCCCTGCCATTTTAGATTCAAATGGCGCGAATATGCTGACTTTTGTTACATCCGCATCAGCCGTTAATTATTTTAATATGTATAATTCTCCGGCTGGTAGCGGATTAATTTTTCAAGCGTTAGGTGCTAGTACAGACATTAACGTTGGAATTTATTCTAAAGGCGCTGGGACAATAAGTCTTAATGCATTAGGCTCTACTAACCAAATCCAATTTACTACTGGCGGCGGTGGTGTTCATACATCATTGTTTAATTTCCCCGCAACATCAGCATCGAGAACTTATACTTATCCAGATGCTACGGGAACTATGCTTATCTCAGGAACCGCGATTAATTCGGTTCCAAGCATTACATTTAGTTCAACATCAGGAATTATAGGAACCACAACGAATGACAGTGCTGCGGCTGGAAGTGTTGGTGAAGAAGTGCAAAGCATTGTAACACGTGCTTCTGGTGGCGTAAGTTTGACCAACGCAACGTCTGCGGATATCACAAGCATTAGCTTAACAGCTGGTGATTGGGATGTCTGGGGAAATATTGGAGTAAGCGGGAATGGCGCAACAACAGTTGTGTATGTCTATGGATGGATAAGTTCAACCTCCGCTTCTACCCCAGATGCCGCATATCAAACACAGTGGTCTCAAGCTATTGGAACAGCAATTTTTAGCGCTGGTAATATTGGGTTCCCAGTTCCTGGTCGAAGATTTAGTTTATCAGGAACAACAACAATATATTTATCAGTAAATAGCCAGTTCGCGGTTTCAACTGAATTCGCATTTGGTGGCATTTACGCCAGACGAAGACGTTAACCATTTATTCGGAGATCAATATGGCAGAAAAATGGATTCAAAAAATAGGAATGAAAAAAGGCGCTTTACACAAAGAACTTGGCGTTGCTGAAGGGAAAAAGATTCCAGCAAAGAAGCTGGCAAAAGCTACTAAAGCCCCTGGAAAAGAGGGTCAGAGAGCTAGATTGGCCGAGACTTTAAAATCCTTTCATAGAGGATAATCATGAAAAAATATGAAGCTCCTATGAGTGCAATGCAAAAGAAAGAATGGATTAAATCTGTAGGTCAGGTAGACAACCGATCTAAGAAAAATGATGTCAAAAAGAAAGGTCCTATATCTGTTCGAAAACCTCCTGCTGGAGAAAAACTTAATCCTAAAGCAGTTAGAGATTATGATAAGGTCATTACCAAGAAACTCAATAAAGATGACAGGGGATAATAATGAAAGACAAACCAAAAATGGGCATGAACAAAAAACCTAAAGCAGCTGAAAAAGCCATGGATAAAAAGCAAGATATGAAGCTCTTGAAAAAGAAAGTTAAGAAAGATTGCATGAAATAACTAAGGGGATAATCATGGGCAACAAAAGTGATTTGATTGGTGGCTCTGGTTCTCTTCCGAATAGCTTTGGTAGAAAACAAGTAAAGGAATCATTCAGTCTTAATGAGAAGAAGGATGTACCGCTGTACATGCGGCGCTCAGCATATGATAATATGAAAGAAATTGTAGGTGGTGAGTTCAAGGGTTCACCCGTTCAGCATAATGATCGGGTTATGAAAAATAAGTCGGATTATACTCAACGAGGTGATAAATAATGGCTATTATAAGTGCAAGTCGTGACTGGGGTACTACTGGTCCAAATATCGTTCGAATCACTGCTACTAACACATTAGCTGAAATGGCGGCTTCTGGTTATGTGACTACTCAAGCTGATGAATTAGCAGCTTTGAATAGCGGAACATGGGAATGGGTAGTTGGTGATTTAATCGCTGCTGCGGCATCTGATGGTTCTGAGTTTTTCCGTTTTGATGGTGATGATTTCACTACTTTCATTCAATTGCCTGGTGGTAATGGTGAAGTAACATTACCCGTAGTTGCAAATGACTTTGTAGTATTTGATGGCACATTAGGTGCTTTGAAAGACTTAGGGTTTTCTGCTTCTGATGCTAGTAAAACACGCGTAGTAATGGCCGGTTCTGCGGTTCAGGTTGGCTATATTGCTCACTTCGTAGATACTGCTGGTACTATTGATGATACTGCTGGTGCGGTTATCAACGCTGGTAATATCCAAGCTGGTTTAAGTGGTACTGCTGGTACTTTGATATCTTTCCCTGCTACTGCTGCTAACGGTTCTTTGATCGTAGCTGCTGTAAATGCTGGTGGTGCTTTCAATACTACAATCAGTAACGCTGCGTCTGTTGGCCAATCTCAGGTAATTTCTATTCCTGATTCTGGTGCTTCAACTGCTAACTTCATCCTGTCTAAACTGACTGGTACACAACATATTACTGTTGGCGCTTTTGGTGTAGATGCTGGAGCTATCTCAAGTGGCTTGTCTACTGGCGGATTTGTTGGTTTAATTACAGCATTCCCAACTACTGCTACTTCTGGCTCTATCGCTTTACGCGGTGCGGTCAACGGTACTGGTAACTTTGGTACTATCATTAGCAATGCTACTACACAAGCACAAGCACAAGTAATCACTGTGCCTGATGTTGGAGCTGCTACTGGTGCGTTCGTTGTTACTCCTACAGCGTTCGTTATGAAATCTGTAGCTGGTGCCGCTGCTGCCGGTGGTGCTGCTGCTCAATCATTCACTGATGCCTTCTGTACTTCAGGAAGCAACGTGATTGGTAACTGGAACACACAAGCAAATGCTGTATCTGTACTTAAAATCGTACCAGGTAACGGTTCATTTGTTGTAACAAGCTCAGGTGATGCCGGAGTGGGTACTTTCAACTACATAATTACTAAGTAATGTGAGTTGAATTTCAATGGTAAGTGCCCTATCTAAAGAATAGGGCACTTTATTTTATGGAGATAGGAAATGCTTGCAGATTTAAAAGGTCGTGTTGAAACTATTGAAAAAGCAATTGGTGAGTTAGTTGCCAACCATAGAGATTTGTTAGTAAGATTGGATGAAGCTAAATATCTTTTAGACTTCTTCACCAAGGCTGCTGAGATAGTAGCGCCTGATAGTGCGGTGACGGAAATTCTGGAAGCAGGGCAGACATTAATCGAGAATGTACAAGAACCCCAGGCTTGAACAGAAGATTGAAGCACACGAAGGCAAGAAACGATTTGTCTATTTAGACTCATTGAAAATTGCCACCATTGGTATTGGGCGTGCTATTGCGCCTGGTACTAATGGTCTATCGGATGATGAATGTTATTATCTATTGAGAAATGACATTGATAGGGTTTATCAATCTTTAAAAGATTATGATTGGTTCAGCAAACAGAATGATGTTATCCAAGGCGTCTTAATAGAACTTGGATTTAATATCGGTATTAATGGATTATTAGCATTTAAAAAGATGATCGCAGCTCTCCAGAAGGATGACTACGATACCGCATCTAAAGAAATGTTAGATAGCAAATGGGCTTCTCAGGTAGGCAATACTCGAAGCACCGATATGGCGGATAGGATGAGGCTAGGAAGATATTGAAAGTCGGCGAAGAAACCATTATTCAAATTCAAATCGTACAACAATTACGTAAGTACAAAATACCACACTATCATTTCGTTAATGAAGGCAAAAGAACGCCACAGAATGCTAGTTTATTAAAGAAAATGGGGATGACAAGCGGGGTTCATGACTTATTTATGCCTCGTGGAAATCAAACTTTCAAAGGATTGTGGCTAGAAATTAAAACTTTGAAGGGTAAAGTGCTGCCAACACAGCTACAATTCGCAAATGACATGATTCAAGAAGGCTATGCGGCTTATATTACGTACGGTTATGATGAAAGTCTTAGTATCATTAAGAGCTTTTACAGTATTAGGGATCAAACAACTTCCGTTTAATTTGTAAAATATGCTGTTCGTTGTGTACACATTCAATAACGCGTGGAACAATCATATCATTTTGATCAAACAATCCTCGAATATAATCTATATCCTGAATATGAGCATAATGTTCATAACTATCATCAAAATGTTTCTTGATGAAATTACCATAGAAGACATTTGATGCCCGATCATTTGAGATGTAATAGCTTTCATAAATACTGTGGGGAAGACCACTGACTGGATGATATGCTTTATACTCAATTTGAACGAACGGATAACCTCGGTCATGAATCTTCCAATTCATTGTAGCCACAGTAAACGGAATCTCTAGCGGCTTAATCTTCTCGAGCTTGGCATTTGGGTCAATAAGCTCATAGGCACAATTACGACAATGACGTGATGTAATATCATTCTCTGTTTGGCAGCCAGGGCATTCTTTCCATTCAAAGAAGTGATCGCATCGCTTATTATCAACGACACCTCGGCAACGTCTGGCGGTTACTTTGTTTAAGGTATTACAGGTATAACAGGGAATGCAATAATTTGGGTCACCCTCAGCCATTCGTTTCTGTGCTTCGTTGATTATAGGGTTGTCAATGTCACCGTGGCGGTCGATGTTTCCGGAATAATCAAGGATGAGGGCCTGCTCCTTTCCTGGGGACAGGCGCAAGACTCGTCCGATCCCTTGAATGTAGAGGATGAGAGACTCTGTAGGGCGACACCAAACGCAAATATCGTAAGCAGGAACATCGATACCAACCATAAGGCAATTAACACTAATAAGATATTTAATGCTACCGTTCTGAGCCTCCATAAGAATCTTTTGACGCTCATCATGGGGCGTATCTCCTGTAATAATTGCAGCTTCACCTTGTGGTAACGCTCTTAAACATTCATCGCAATGCTTAACGGTAGCCGCAAAGATAAAAGCACCATGATGCTTCCCTTTCTCGCGAACTTCAACTACCTCGCGCATGATTTCGCCCGTGAGTCGTTCGTTCTGTGAAAGGGCTTGCTCTAAATCCTTATGTCGAAATTTTCCAGTATTTTCGACATGAACATCGGTAAAGTCGATGGCATCAACATATGTTATTCCATAAGATGGCTTTGTTAGATATCCCTGTTCAATGAGCCATGGAGCAGTAATAGTGGAAACTGCTTCTTTAAAGAACTGTTCTTCACCGACTATGTAATCGCCTTTACCTCGGTATGGTGTTCCGGTCAAACCTACGATACGATAATTATAACCATCTGTTTGAGCCTTCAAACGATAATGCAACCAAATTCTCATAAACATCGAGGAGTTATCATGTGGGCTAACATTGTGCGCTTCATCAATAACTATCAGATTAAATGGTTGCCGGCTGATCTCACTTTCCTTGCTGATACCTTTGCAAATGGAATGTGGGCTAGCGAATATCACCAGTTCTTTATAGGACTTGGATTTCAACCCAGCACAGTAAATACCGCAGTTTCCACCTTGGAGCTTATACGTATCGGCATTTTGCTTTACCAAAGAACTATTGAGCGTGAGGCAGAGAACCCGATAGTCATAGCGCTCGAGCCAGAGAAGAAGCTCGGCGATGATAACGCTCTTCCCCCCACCGACAGAGATGTTAAGTAGAAGGGGTTCGATCGTGGCTTTGAGCCTCTTCTTTAAATTGTCTAATGCTTCTTGCTGATATGGCCTAAGTATTTTGGTCATCTATGCCCGCTATTAGAGTCACGAACACCTTGCTGAATACCCAATTGATATTGGTTTCTTAACTCCATAGCAAGCCCCATCAAATTGGTTATTTTATCTTTGGTGTTGGCATTAATTATATCTTCCGCAGTCTTATACCAATATGACCAATCATCTTTTGCTGGCAGTTTCTCATCGGTCACTCAACATCTCCATACTTTAAACTATTACGTAACACATCAAGGACCCATTGGTAACCCATGATCTCACCAGCATAGCGACCTTGTTCAAAACGATTAAGCTCACTCAATCTTTCGGCGAGCAGCTCCAAAGTACAATGCTTTTCTTCGGCAATCACATCACGTAATTCTTCAAATGTTTTTACAGTCCCACAATACATAGATCACCTACCCATATTTGGCTTGAAACTCTTCCTCGGTAACTTCTATTGTATCGCCTAAACGCCTAACGTAAATACCACTTCCACATGAGTCATCAGGATATGGAGGGGTGTGGAACCATGTTTGAATGGCAGCCATCCAATCAGCTCGACAGCGCTTACAAACTCTTAACGTATAATATTTCGCGGGTACATCCGGGGTATATTGAATCTCAAATGGAACTTCCAGTTCATTCATTTCATAAAAGCATCTCATCCACAGCGTTCTTCGGTCTTCATCCACTTCTTTGCAACGCACGCACTCTTCCATCATCTGTCCTTTAAATTATTTATAGCATCTTTGTATTTATTCAGAACTTTATCGCCTGCTTCTTTAACTTCCGCGGCTGACGCATAGTTAAAAGGTTTTGAATATTGTAGTGAGAGATAAAGAAACTCTTCTACTTTTTTCAGCCGGTCATCTAAATCGAGAATGCGCATGTGATCTTGGAAATGATTCTTGGCATCTTCATAATCACGTGTTAGTCGGCGCCAATGAAAGCGCGCCGCAAAAACAATCATGGAAGCTCCGAAGAAACCGCCTAGAACACCAGCGAAAATACAATCAACTTCGTTCATCTTTGGCCTCCGAGTGACAAATCTTCTTATATTTGCAACGTTGGCACGCATAATACCAAGGAGAATTGTTAATTTTATCGGGTGCTTCTTCCATTTTAGATATCATTTGGGCCTTGGATTTTAGCTCATGATAGAAAATATCATCGTATTTTACCCATTCCATACGCCAATCGCTGTTATTTTTGTTAATTACACAAAATAACGTGTCTTTTAATCCTTTCATGCCCATGTAAGATTGCACTTGCGCATAGTAAACAGGTGACCAAACTTTCACACCACCTTCTTCCTTGGCGTACTTCTCAAAACGCTCAGCCTTGGCGGTTTTAATCTCTAAAACCACAGGCAATGACTCACCTATGTAGAGCAAACCATCCATATGACCACGAAATAATTCTATATCTTCATCAACACAGAACAAATAATCATTGTCACTACATGGCGTATCAACTCTAAATCCAGCTGAAATAATGTAATCGATCACCATTCCTTCTAAACGGCGACCGATTTCCATTGTTCTCTCTTCCTGTGCCGTCAATGCCATTCCTTCTATGGCATGATAATCATACCAAATAGCACGAGTACAGGTTTTGCCGATGCCACTGGCGCCAATGTAGCGCCGTGGTTCGTGCTTTAATTGCAAAATCGCTTCATCTACTAATTTAGCTAAATCCATTTATCACCTCTGATCAGAAAGGCACGTCGTCTAAATCTAGACTGGGAGTACCGGGAGTTTTATTACGACTTAATGCTGAATCAAATAGGCCTTCTGGAGCATAAGAAGATTCGTGGACTTCTTCTAGTGAATTACGTTTCTTGCCGTCTTTACCAACATACATTCCGATTTTAATCGTACACAAAGAACCTTGCATTGGTGCCAAATCGGCATTAGTAGGTGCGTTGCTATGTGTTGGTTGATGACTACATAATTTGTATATACGCATTAACATATTCTTTGCTTTTTCAGCTCGTTCGGGATCTTTATCAAAAGCGAATATATTCTGGAATATTTGTCGATTCTTAAAATCACCATCGGCTATCTTCCACTTAACTTGATAACGTGGATCAAATCCATCATTTTCAGATAACTCAAATGACTGAATCATAGCAACTGCTATCGTGCCATCTGGAATGGGAGTAAATCCGCCACTAAAAGAATCTTCAGCGCTACCTGTTAATGTTTTACCTGCTTGACCTTGCCAAAACGACATAATTTAACTCCTAATGTGAATATAATTGTACTAAATAAGACTGAATGGCATGTTTCCCTAACTCTGAGACAAGATTCATATAGTAATTGTCGCGTTGTTCTTTGTTAGGGATTTCCATACCTTTCACCATGTTGATCAAGATGGTGTTCATCATCGTTGAGCAAATAGTTCCGTAATACTCGGCAGCGTGATTCTCAAGAATATCGTGATCTACAACCTTAGAATCTTCTTGGATAACTTTTAGCAATTTCATACAAGTTTCATGCGCTGACTTAAAAACAGGATTTTGCATGAACTCATCACTCACCTTTATCATTCTTCAATCCTTTGTAAAATGGGATATATTTAGCTAATGAATCGAAGTTCATAGGGATAGAAGCAGGCATATTAAACCTGTTCTTGCTCACGTGAACGTCATTCATACCAGCCGAAATAACTCGGTCTTCTGTGCTTTTAACAATCGTTCTACCAGAATCAGTTTCAAGCGTATGAGACTTAAGCTTGCAATAAAGTACCGCATCAACGTCATCGATGTAAACGATTCGAGATTTATCGGAGTTCATGACAATCGACAAAATGTCATAGTCTTCAGCTTCTGGTGATTTGAATTTCTTGATCTCAAGATGTGAAATATAGATAACAGTCACCCCACGTTCTTTAAACTTATCAAATTGAGATTTCAGTGCGCGATGCAAACTAGCAGCTTTCTCAAAACCAGCACCATAACCACCAAAAGCTTGTGCTATCGTTTTTGCTGGCTGCTTATCTTTGCCAGGAGGGCTTTGTTCAATGGTATATTCAACTATCAACGCATCAAGCTTACTAATACTATCGATTACAAGCGTTCTAAATGGCAATTCCTCTAGTGCTAATAACGCCTTCACGTTATCCCACATCTCAATGAACTTATGAACAATAGGCAGCGCTTGAATGCCTGGTAGCTCATTGTCTTCAGTTAATAGGAATAAGGGATCGGGGAACTGGCTAGCTAAGGTTGATTTTCCAATACCAGGACGACCATAAATAGTTATCCTTGGTGCCCGTGACACCGTTGTAAATACGCTATCTAATACACTCATGATACATGCTTCCAATTTCGACCATGTTTAATATTACCAATCATTGGCCTCGTTACTTTATACATATCAGCAATTTTGTACATGCTAATTCCTTTTGCCAACATCCCTTTAATTTCTATCACTTGAGTTTCATTTAATTTAGCCTGATTATTCAATTCACCACGAAACACAGGAGGTTTTTTCATTCTTCCTTTCTTCCGTGCGTCAATAAGATTTTCAAGTTGAGTTCCAATTGACAAATGAGAAGGAGCTAAACACAAGGGATTGTCACAAGAGTGAATCACGCACAGCCCAGTAGGAATTGCGCCAACAAATAACTCATACGAGTATCTATGGGCCTTAATGGTTTGGCTTCCAAATCTTGAAAATTGACCATAGCCAGCAGTTGTTAGGCTATTGCCAATCCAATTCATACATCCATTCTCATTGGGTAATGAGACTTTTGCGTAAAATCTATTTTTTATATAATCCCTCATATAACTCCTTGTATTTCTAATACGGCCATATCTCCATTGTAATAAGGATATGGGTCGTCATCAGGTAACTCTGGCTGCGTAGCACAGCCAGAGAGTATTAAACATATTAATAACAATTTACGCATTGGCCTCGATGCTCACATAAGGTTTGGCAGGAGTTTTGACAATGAATTGCTGAACTAACCCCTTATCGTCGTCTGAACCATATTTTTCAACGTCTTTAAGGAGTTTATTATTAATGGACAGAGAAATCTTCTCTACGACAGGATTAAATTCATGACGTAAAATACATTTAACAATTTCATATTCTTCTTTGTTGACGGATATATTATAATCTGTTTTGATTTTAAACTTATATTTGCCCACGACATGTTGTTTTAAGCCTTCATGGCTCATGTCAGTCATAATATATTTGCCTTCATCATCGGTTATGAACTTGGCTCTGCCCATCGCTTCAATTAACTGACGCTCTAGCTTCGCTTTGATATCGACTAATTCAGCAATTTGATAGTTTACTAGATTTATAGTCTTCAATGTATCTTCAATAGTATGTTGGTTTTCCATTTATAACCTCTTTCGTTTTGTTATCAACTTCGTCGGTATTGACGTACAGATAGTATATGGTCAATTTGTTGACCGGTCAAGTAGTTTATGTTAAATTATTGCTGAGGTGAAATATGACAATAGAAGAAGTTTATAACTTTTTTGGCAGTGCTCGTGGCATGGAACGCAAGATTGGTATCAGTCATGCGTCTATGAAAAATTGGCGCGACCGAGGTTACATTCCAATAGAAACCCAGGTAAGAATCCAGCTGTTAACAGAAGAAGCGTTAAAAGCGGATTTGTCGCATTGTAATAAGGTAGATGANGCTAACAGCAGATGAAAAGGAAGAGCTAGCGCAGTTAAGAAAGAGTGCGGCGAAGTTTATGACAGACCCATTGGACAAGGCTTTCTTTGAATTGGAAACAATCTTAGAAAGACCAGTGGGTCATCGAGTTGATGAGGTTATGCCTTATAATGCGTTTAGAGTTTTAGCGCGGGCATTGATTGAGTTGAAAAGGAGTTTGGGTAAATGAGAGAACATAATATTGTCTGCGATAACTGTAGGGTAGAGATTTGTCCAGGCAATAACTTTATTAGTATTGGAACTGCGTATCAGGACGGATTTGAAATAAGAAGTGTATTTGCTGGTGAAGACGCTCACTTTTGTAATAAACAATGCTTGGTTGAATATATTAGTAGATGTAAGTTAGACCCAACATCGCCAATGGCGGCATGTTGTTCATGTCACGCAGGGGGCTATGATGAATGTAAGTAAGATTGTAACAATAAGTTTATGTACGTTATTTATAACAGCTTGTGGTGATAATCCATTTAATGATGATACTCCACTCAATGATAATGACTATGCGATGATTAGAATTGAAATGGATAGATGTAGTCACATTACTAAAGAGGGTTCTTGGACTGCAAATATGCGATGGTCTCCTAAGATGTCATGTCTTGAGCATCTAAAGCATCGTATAATTCACACGGGTAAGGCGAGTGCGGAGGCATTAGAACATGATATTTAAGAAGTTTATTTGCTGGTTACGAGGGCATGAATTTGTATTAAATTCCAATCAATTATTTACAAGTGTGGCTTGCTGCCGAAGATGCAAAAAATCTTTGGATAATACTGACGAACATGAGCATTTATAATGGAAAAACGAGAATTATTGGATGAATTAAAAAGTTCTTTTGAGTTTGCAGATGCAATCTTGGGATTGGCTGAAGATAGCGAGCCTATTAGATGTTTGGCTTATGCTGTGGCTGAGAAATTAGGGCAGTTAATTGCCGAATTAGAAGCTGAACCTAAGCAATATGTTATAAGAAAAGATTCGCTTACAGAAGAGCAATGGGCCGCAATTAAAGAAAGTTTCAAGTGCGCGAGTACTAAACATGACGCACTTTAGTATAGACGAACTGCAGAAATTAATGTTCTGTGTAGCATCTCATATCGATAATAAAGGTGATCCAGTTTATCCTGAATTGGTGGCTAAGCTGCGTCATCTTTTGAAACCGGACAGCATGACGCAAAAACAAATAGATTATTACAATTTATTGGATAAAGTTAATGGACGAGCGTGAAGGTGAAGTGTGGGGATTTAACTACGGAAGTATGTACGCGTTAAAACTTAATTGTATTGGGCTGTTAAAGATGAGTCACAAGTATGGAATGGGTGCTACTTATCCTACTAAGCGTGATGCTTTAAATGCTTTGTCAGCCAGATTAAAACAACTTATGGATGAAGAAGATGAATAAAATTAAATTACTACAAAAGTTAATTTGGATGGAAGGCAGTATTAATAGTCTGCTTTTCGTTGCAAACGATCAGGGACTACATGACGCGTTGGATTGCATTTACGAAAGACTACTAGACATTATTAAGGAGTTAAATTTTGAAGAAACCAACGTCGCAGAAGCCGCCGAATTTTAAAACAGAAGATGGCAGATGGTATTTAGTTCGTTGTTATGAATGCGAACCAGAACGAGGCACTGAGAACTATGCCGCAGCAGTTTCTAGCGGAATTTGTTACAGATGTGGGCATGATGTTAATAAAAAGGATGTTCTAACATCTTGATTTAATAACTTTTTACCCTCAGAATGAAAAGCTTAGTCAGTACGTCTAATACTGACTAAGCTATGGGCGTAGCCCTTGGCTATTTACACCTATTACAAGTAGGCGAAATATGCTGTTATTTTATCCATAATATCTCGCCATTGCAAATTTATTTCACGTCTTTTAGAAGAGGGATTTTTATCATGCGGAAATTATTTATTCGTCAATCACTGAATCACGCACCGGGTTATAATCTTCGGTGGCATATTGAACGCGTCAAAATGATGGAGGAGATGTGGGAGACAGTTTGTGCTCATGTTAGAGTTAGATAGCTGTAAAACGGACGGGGGTTTTTAAGCCCCCATTTTAACTTAAAAAGTGAAGAAGGATTTTGCCCTATGAGCATAGCACAAGTGACAAATATTCAACAAGATTTAAGCAAATTATTCGGCGAAAACCAAGGTTATTGGGAGTATAGGGACAAAAATAATAACTTTTTATGTTACACAGTCAGGAAAACAAGCAAAGAAACGGGTAAAAAATATTTTATTCCTTTTATTTATGAGAACAACAAATGGTTATCTGAGTTTTTTAAAGACATAAAAGGGGAAACCATTAAAGAGCGGCCTATTTATAATGTGAAAGAGCTTTATGATCGGCCGGATTGCCCTGTTTTGTTAGTTGAGGGAGAGAAAACGGCTGATGCCGGTAAATATTTTTTCCCGGAAATGGTCTGTGTTACTTGGCTTGGAGGGTCTGGAAAGGCGAAAAATGCTGAGTTTTATCATTTGGAAGGCAGAACAGTATATTTTATTCCAGATAACGATGAATCAGGATATAAGGCGGCTGATGTAATTATTGATCGCTTATTAAAACTAAATATTGAACTTCATTTTGTTGATATAAAGCAACTTGGTGTCCCGGAAAATTGGGATATAGCTGATTTATACGATGATTACGGGACTATTGGCGTCGAAGATGTTCTGATGACAGTTCGGGATTGCCCTCAATACACATTACCCGTTGCCGAATTTGATGGTTCTTCTTATCCTGATATGAGCGATGCCACTAAACCAAAGCCATTAGATACGGCTGCTAATTTAAAACATATGTTGGATTTTTATAAAATAAATACTAGATGGAATATGATGGCTCGAATTAGGGAAATTACAATCCCTGGAACTCAGTTCTATATGGAAGAACGAGATAACGCAGCTTTACATCATATTACCGACATGGCAATTACCCATAATTTACCATCCAAGCGTGTGGATAAGCATTTAGATGCTATAAGCTGGGATAATACCTACCATCCGGTTAGGGATTGGATATTAAGCGCCCCACTTTCAGACCATGAAATTTTTGATAAATTTTTAACGACAATCAAAACGACTAATGATGACTTATCATTCATTTTACTTCGAAGATGGTTAATTTCAGCCATCTGCGCTGTATTTACTGAGTCAGGTTTCTGTGCTCAAGGCGTTCTAGTTATACAAGGAGAGCCAAACACTCATAAATCCTCTTTCGTAATGTCGCTTGCACCTCAAGAAATGCGAGCCATAAAAGGAGGGTTATCCTTAGATCCCTCTAAGAAAGACGACATATTCACATCAGCTGAATATTGGATAGCTGAGCTTGGAGAGCTAGACGCAACATTCCGCAAAGCAGACATCGCACGCCTTAAATCGCATATCACCAATGATATTGACGATGTTCGTAGACCACACGCCGTGCGCAATAGCCGCATGATGAGAAGAACCGTATATGCCGCAACAGTCAATGAGGCCCGTTTCTTGGTCGATAAGACAGGTAACAGACGTTGGTGGACCATTAGCGTCACAGAGCCCATACAAACACGTCACGGGCTTAATATGCAACAGCTATGGCGTTATGTGTATGAGCTTTACTTGAAGGGCGAATCACCCTTCCTAACGCGCGAGGAAATGGAACAACTGAATGAAATGAACAAAGAGTATGAGTTCCTAGATCCATTCGAAGAAAAACTAGAAACTCATTTTGATTGGGAATGGCCAGATAGATTGTGGATGAACTCCTCAGAAGTACTTCAACGTATAGGATATGACAAACCTACTACTAACGATTGTACTCGCATGGGAACACTACTGACTAAGATGAAAATACAGAAAGGAACCGGAAGGAAACATCGACATTATTTCATGCCTATCTTCCTTCCGCCGCGGTAACGCCTAGGCGTTACGCCTGGTTACGCCTCATTTTGGTAGGCGTAACCGACATAGACCATACTGGGTATGGTTCCGTTACGCCGTTACGCCTGTTACTCCTATTTATAATAATAATAATAATAATAATAATATATATAGAGACACGTGAAATACGCGTATAGTACAAAAAAATAGGCGTAACATCGTAACGGCGTAACCAAATCGTCTACAACCCGCTCCAGCACTGACTTGTTACGCGTTACGGGGCGTAACATAGGCGTAACATATTTGGTATAGGCGTAACCGAAATTAAGTTGTTTAATTAGAGTGAAGGAGAGAAAATGGACACAAAGTATAAGATAGTTCAATTGTTGCCTGTTACGGATGTTTGGATTAGATTTAAAGAGGACACTGGCGAAGATTATTATGACAAGGCCATTGCGTTAGCATTAATTGAATATCACATGCCATCTATTGGATTATGCCAAGGATTAACATATTTATGTCGTGCTGAAGTTGAAACGCTGGAAGTTGGCGGCATTCAGCAAACTCAGGACATTTTCTTTGAATGGGAACTGCCAGAGGAGTTAAAGCGTGACTTGGGAGGAGTTCGTAAAGGAAGTTGCGGAGTTTAGAGGAATAGTACTATTAAGCTTTGATATGGATTGGTTGGGTAGGTTGCTACCCAACATTCCCTATAATCTTCGTGATAAGACCCTGATTACATACATTGACGTATGGTCTAGTGCAATGTCAGAATGTGACAAGCCAATTCAGGCTATGAATGTAGGTAGACGCGCTGCTAATATTTATTTAAGAGAGTTAATTGATGAAAGGAATAGTAAAGTTTTACAACACGGAAAAGGGATATGGGTTCATCAAGGCGAATAACATTGATTACTTTGTTCATATTAGAGATATTAAAAATATGGCGCCTAATGGTTCGTTAATAGCGGGTCAGAGTGTGGATTTTGAAGCTCAAGAGAACGCCAAAGGTAAAACCGCTAAGAATGTACAAGTCATATGACAGAGACTATCCTAGAAGAGGCTGAGCNTATTGTTGGAGGCGACAGACGCAAAGAGTACGGTGATGTCCGAGTTAGCTTTATGCGGATTGCGGATATGTGGTCGGGTTATCTTGGATATCAAATCACCGTTTCAGATGTAGCTCATATGATGATCTTGATGAAGGTGTCACGTAATGCAAAGAACTTTAAGCGTGACAACCTCGTGGACATATGTGGTTACGCACGCTGTGCAGAAATGTTACTCGAAGGTCTTCCTGATTAACTTGTAGATGATGTTTGTCTTAGGTTTTACTTCTTTCTTTGGATGATCGATAAGTATTTTGTCTGGCGCACAGATAGCAAGCCGTACTTTGTCGCCTTGATAACTTAATACTTCAATAATAATCTCTTCCCCGTTAATGAATATACGCTCATGCGGGCGTCTCGTTAAAATCAGCACCTAACCACTCCTCCGTGTATTTATAGTCCTCAGCATGTTCATCTTCATATGCTTGTTTTAGTTCCCTCTGTTCAGCTTCTATTTCGTCTTCGTCACCGTGTAAATTGTCGTATCTACCCACCTATTTTCTCCCAATTCATAATAGTAGCTTCTAATTCTCTTAATTCACTTCTCATTTCTCGACTGAAATTATGTAATCCGTCTTCATAAGATGCCGTCATTTCTGCTCCTTCACACCACTGTTGCATTAATTCTAATTTAATTTGCAAATACGATTTAAACTCATCCATTTTGAGCGCACCCCATGCCGTGAATACAACCCAACCCAAAAAACAGTACTGCGACTTCATGTAAGTCAAGGTTGTTTTGGTCGTAAGTTCGCAGGAATTCTTCCCATTTATTTTGGAAGAACTTTGACCGAGTAACCTCTTGTAAAAATTCTTCTGTGTGTGCGTCTGTCCATTGTTTCATCTGTAGAATTCTCCGCATTTCTTGCATTTCTCATGCCATGGCCCATTAGCGCCACCTGTTGTGTAGCCTATACAATCGCTCTCATGCTCACAGGCGGCCAGAAGTTCTACCCAATAAAATATTTGTGCTTCAATTAGTGCGTTCCGCGATTCGTAAAGCTGTTCTTCCATCCACCAACTGCCGTCATCCCCATCAAGATATGTTTCATCGGATGACATATCTATGTCACATATCACTAATGAATGTGGTTCGTACTCGTCATTATTTAAGCGCCAAACCGTTTGACCAACTTTGTATTTTGACTTTGGGTGCTTGGCTTCGTATAACTTAGCTAACAAAGAATCTAAGTTAAAGTATTGACCGCCTGTTTTGTGTATATTGTTTAACAAATGGTAGGCGCAAGCGTAGGCTCCTTCAATCATTCTGATTTCTGTTGATAATGAATGATTGGTTTTATGTGCCAAGTCATATGCTTCTTCTAATTTATCAAATTCAATCATCCTAATGTCCTCACAACTACACCAATTGTAATCAGCACCACAACAACTGTTGCGCACACCGTCATTATATTTAGACATACTTCAATCATAATTCCCCCTGCTTGAGACGGCATTTAATGGCTAGCGCATCTGTTAATTCTTGGACTAAGTTATTTAATTCGTCTGGCGGTAAATCCATTCGGTAACCGTTGTTATATTTATCTAAGACATTTAGTAGTGTTTCTTTAATGCTGAAACCATTACATATAATGTCCATTGGAAACTGGGATGGATCATAAAATGTAAATTGTTGGCTTTGAGGACTATTCCATGCTTCAAGATAGTCTTTTGGTGGTAGCGATAAATCCTCAGGTATGTCATTCATTCCAACACCTTCGCTAAGTCTTTAATTGCTTTCTGAATGAGAAACTTTGCATCATCTAGTGACGCCATTTGTACTCGCGTGTTCCAAAATTCTATGGCTTTCTCGATGCTGTCGGAAGATGATGAATAGGGGCAGCACGTGCAATTAGCACAACGTATTTTGTACCACCACTCATATAGGATATCGAATGAGTCACCCTCATCATTTACATAGGGTCCACAAAATGGACATGGCAACACTCTCGGATCACCGCCCTTAATATAATCTATGTGCTGTAACTTATTATGTCTGGCCATTAGTAATGCGCTCCACAATAAGTTTGGGTACAAGCCGCTAATAAGCACACCGCTATTACTATTAAAATTAATTTATTCATATCTACCTCGTCCACATCGCATGTAATGCCATTGAGAATATCACTACCATGGCCATCTTTATGCCCAATGCCCATCCAATATAGCCACTCATAGCGCCGGACATAATTGGTTCACTGTTTCTAATTGCCCATCTGATTAGCTTTTTCATTCAATTGTTTCCTGTTCTGGATGGCAGTTTCTTCTGTGATTGCTTAACTTAACTTGCATATCTAACAAATGACCCTCAAGCGCTTCTATCTCATCAGCTGTTAACACTAACTTCACTTGGAAGCATTCGTCTAACTGTAGAATAATTTTGGATCGATGGTTGTCTAGCTTGTAACAGTGGACTGTCATTCTTGAGCCTCAATGTCGTAATAGTTGTCGCGGATGAATAAGTAGAGTTCTTGGCGGATTTCGTAGAACTTATGTTGGGTAGCCATGCTCACGTTGTCGCGACACATGTCTTCTTCAAGAGATTGAAGACCTCCGTATAGATGACCTAATAATAATGCGGTCTTAAACTGCTGATCAATTAGATCTTGTACTCTCATGTGGTAAACTCCTGTTTAGACAGCCAACCATTGGCTGACAGATATAGTATGGACAACTAATTGTCCGGTGTCAAGAGTTATATTTATACATTGGTTCTTATGTAGATGGGTTGTGATATAATACGAGTTACACACAACTTTGTTCACAGTTTTTGGGGATAAGTTATGGAATATAAACCATACACTGGTGATGTAACTGACCTCAAAGAGTTGCAGGTCTACCTAGACTCGGTTACAATTTTAATTAATGCTCTCAAACAAACATATGGAGTTAGCCATGGCTGATTACTCACCTAGTTACAGTGCCCAAGGTTCTGTAGAAAATGAAGCTTATTGTATGCCTTCTGGTTACAAGCGTGTTGTTGATGAAATGAACGCTGGTAGCATGTACCCATCTTGGAATGCTAAAGCTGACAAGCAAGCGAAGTACCCTGATGCTAAGATGCAAGGTGCTAAACGTAATGTTCAGCCAATGGGCAAAGGCGACTAATTTATCTGACACTAAAAGGCTTTAATCATGCATGGTAACGAAAAATACGAGCCTTGGATGGATGAAGCAGCCCTCGAAAAGTTTCGCGATGGCAAGAGTGTTACGTCTGTTTGTTGCACGTTAGATATATCCCGAGAGACTTACTATCAATGGAAGGATGACAAAAATCATCCTTTCTATAGTACTGCTCAGAAGGGTGAACGTTTGTCTCAACAATATTGGGAAGACAGAGGTCAAGAGGGTGTTCTCGGTGGCATTGATAAATTTGCTGGTTCAAGCTGGCAGTTCATCATGAAGAATCGCTTTCGAGATCACTATAGCGACGAGAAACCCAAAGACGCACGTGATACATTGATTGAGAAGTTGCTCGACAAGGTTTAAAGAATATGACCAGAAATGGCATAACTACGATTCAGGTGTCAGCCAGTTATCCTGATAGTTATGAGAGTGGAGTCCTAGTAGACTATCGCTGTGGTGCAACTCCACACCATTCACCAATTGTAAGTAGAGCTAAGTAACTGAAGCGTTATGAGAAGCTGCGCTGACAGCTTGAAACTGTTACATCAGCATAGAATTACAGGTTTAGTAATCTTCGGCGGGATAGCCGTCACGGGGAAGTCGTAACCAAGCGACAAGAGATCATCCAAATGACCAGGACACCTGGATGACGTGATTACTTAGAGTATAAGCGGGTAGGCCTCTGTCATTGGCAAGCACAAATCACCCGCTCTAAATTGTGAGTGAACGCATGACGCAACCAACACTAGAGTTAAAAGAAGTACAAGACGCATCTGTATCTCAGATGGAAATGGTAGATCTCCTCAAGCAATTCGTAACACTACAACATCAATTCGGTCAACTAACTCATTACATTGAAGAAGCGTTCAAGCGTATTGAATCGTTGAACAAGATTGTGACTAATAAGGTGCTTTCATAGTGAGTAGAATTGATGTGCAAACGTTGGTTCTTGCATTTGAGAAGCGCATTGCTGCCTTAGAGAAGAACCCACCTGAGTTAGTATCTACGGCTGTTATCATTAACATGCTTGAGAAGTCTATTGATGAAATCATTGAGGAGCATTTCAAATTCTTAATTAGAAAAGATATGAAGGTTCTGATTGAGAAAGAGTTTAATAAGATGAGAGCTTCTTATGTTAAGAGTGCTGTTAAAGATATTTTGAATGATTCTAAATTTAAGTTATCTTTAGAAGACAAAGTGAAGAAATGTCTTTTGAGTGGGATGAAAGATGCCGGAACTTATTAAACAAGAAGAGAACAAAGTACCATTAACACTAGTGGAAGAACATCAAAACACACGTGCTCATCTACTGATGATGTTAGAGGCAATGCAATATAAAGGTTCAATCAAACATATGGGTAATGAACGCCTGCGTGAACTGGTTGAAGAACAGAAGTTCGTCTTCTTACGCAGATTGCAGGAAGCAAATGACCGATCTCAACAAACTTAAAGACTTCCAATTCTTCGCTGAGAACTTCTTCAAGATACGTACAAAGTCGGGTCAAATTATACCCTTCGAACTTAATCGCGCCCAAACCTACATCCATGAAAGACTCGAAGCACAGCTCTTAGAGACTGGAAAGATACGAGCTTACATTCTCAAAGGTCGTCAACAAGGTTGCTCTACCTATGTTCAGGCAAGATACTTCCACAAGACGATTACTAACAAAGGTATCAAGACATTCATATTGACTCATGAATCAGCGGCTACCAAGAATCTATTTGAAATGACGAAGAGGTACTATGAACACTTACCCGTTGGGTTATGTCCACGTGCTGGAAGAGACTCAGTTAAAGAGTTGCGTTTTGATTCCATCGATAGCGGATATGCGATTGGAACAGCTGGTTCTAAAGGGACTGGTCGATCTCAAACTGTTCAGCTACTACATGGATCGGAAGTTGCCTTTTGGCCAAACGCAGCCGAACACGCACAAGGATTAATGCAAGCAGTCGGCGACCAAGGTGGAACTGAAATCATTCTCGAATCGACAGCCAATGGTATCGGTAACTTCTATCACTCGGGTTGGGTTTCAGCCGAGCAAGGACGCTCTGACTTCCAAGCTATCTTTGTTCCTTGGTACTGGCAGCCTGAGTATCGCACCTACTTCAATCAACCACATGAAGAAATTGACCTGACTGAAGATGAAGATCAGCTTATGGATTTATACGGTAACAATGGCATGACTCGTGAGCATATCTATTGGCGTAGGTTTAAGATTGGCCAGTTCTCAGCAGACCATGACTTAGGCGTTAAGTTATTCAATCAGGAGTACCCTTGCTGTGCTAACGATGCGTTTCTCAATCCCATTGATGATACTTTTATATCTAGTAATCATGTACTCGCTGCGCGTCGTGCTAAAATTGAAACACAAATCACGACTCCACTTGTTATTGGAGTTGATCCTGCTATCGGGGATAATGACCGGTGCGTTATTATTAAGCGTAAGTCTCGGGTCGCGTATGACCTAGAGATACTTCGTAATCATAATACTATGGAACTAGCTGGTCGAATCAAACGCATGATTGATGAACTACGTCCACACAAAGTTTTCATTGACTGTATCGGTATCGGTGCTGGTGTTGTGGATAGATTACAAGAAATGGGATATCAATGTGTTGAAGGAATTAATGTTGCTCGCTCTGCTAACGATAAAGAGCGTTTTGGAAATTTGCGTGCTGAGCTATGGAGCGAAATGCGAGACTGGCTCATGGGAGAAATACCTGTGCAAATTCCTGATAGTGACGAACTTCACACAGATTTGTGTGGTCTTGGTTTTAAGCATCGTAGTAATGGACAACTGCTCATCGAAAGTAAAGATGATCTCAAGAAACGGGGAATGCCATCTTGTGACTGCGCCGACGCTTTGATGCTCACATTTGCCTATGGACAGTACACGGGAGAATCAAGTTACAAACCTAATGTTATAGCTGAGCAACATCGGTCTATGTTTACATAAATGACGTCGTGATACACTATTTGCAATATAACTGATGGGATTACTGTTATGCCACGTAAAAATCCAAAGAAAGCTCAAGAAATTAACTCGAAAATAGAAACTTTTGAGAATGCTTGGCACGATAACAAGAATACTTACAACGAATATACGCAATTCATCTGGGGGAACCAATGGCTAGATGAAGAGGCACGCGTGTTTGAAACATACAAGAAGATTCCACTTACATTTAATAAGCTTGCTCCGATGGCGAACTATCTGCTCGGTGAGCAGCAACAAAATACTCCAAGCATTGAGTGCGTACCTAAAAGCGAAGACATGCCTACTGAATTGATTGATGTGTATGAAGCATTGGTTGATGACATTACATTTGATAGCCGTACTAAAGAAGTATTTCAATGTGCCTTCAACTGTGCGATTACCGGTGGCTACGGCGCTTACTATGTAGATACGGAGTATGAAGATGAATTTAGCTTTAACCAAGTCTTGCGATTTAAGGAAATTGTTATACCCACACGATGCTTCTGGGACCATTCAGCAATGTCCAAGTGTAAGACTGATGGCATGTTCTGTGGTTTTAAAACACGCATGTCACGTACTAAATTCAGAGCTATCTATGGCAAGAAAATTGAAATCGACATCCCTCCTTCAAACATAGAGGAAGGCAGCGTATTTAATGATGATGAGTCAGTTACGTTGGTTACTTATTGGGAACGAAAGTACAACTCGGTTAACTTATATCAACTGAGCAGCGGACGAACAGTAGACCAAGATGAGTTTGCACTACTTGAACGTGTCATGGTTGATGATAAAGAAATGATATTGGATGATGGTCAGCTCGTTACTATTGAAACGGAAAGAAGAGCACCTCGTTATACAGTTAAGAAATATTTGTACGCGGGCGACTATGAGCTCGATGCTAGCAAGACTCCATTCAAACAGTTGCCGATGCCGTTTGTCGATCAGAAGTCATTCTACAATAAACAAGGCCAGCAAGTTTGTAGGCCATTCTTTAAAGATACCAAAGATGCTCAACGTTACATTAACTATCTCGGAACTCAATCGGCTTATCTCGTTAAGATTGGTAGATACGATCAGTTCCTCGTTAGTAAAGAAAACGTAAGGAGCAATGATACTCAAGCTATCTGGCGTGACCCATCAAACGTCCAAGGTGGATTGATATTCGACCCAGCTCAAAGCGGCTTTGTTCCTCAGCAATTACGTCCCCCAGAATTATCGCAATCCCTAGTACAACAGTTCGAACGAGCTGAGCGTGATATTCAAACTTGTACTGGAATGTATGCCAGTATGATGGGGGAACAAGGGAACGAAACGTCTAAACTTGCTATTGATGCGCGTGCTAAACGTGGCTCATTTAATACTAATACACCATTTGATAACTTGAACAAGGCCATTGCTGTTGGTGCTGAGCTTGTTAACGAAGGCATTCCTGTTGTTTACGATACGGTTCGTACTATTAGCGTTAATTTGAAAGACCGAGGTCGTACTGCTGTTGAGATTAATAAGCCTATGGATGAATTTGGTGGCAAGATTCAACATGACATATCTCAAGCTAAGTTCTCTATTCGTCTAGTTCCTGGACCTGGTTGGGAAGGTCAGAAACAAGAGGCTCTCAACTCAATGCAAATGGTTTTACAGAACAATCCTCAGTTATTTAACCTCATGGCTGACTTATTTGTGGAGAATTTACCACTTGCTAACAATATTGAGCTTAGAAATCGATTAAAAACCATTGTTCCGCCTGAAATTATTGAAGCTGGTAAGACTGGAGAGCCTGTTCCACCTAAACCACAGCAACCAGACCCAATGGTTATGGCTAAGATGCAAGAATTACAGCTGAAAGAGAAGAAATTACAGCAAGACCAAGAGCGTTTGCAGCTTGATAGCCATAAAACCCAACAAGAAATTGCAATGAAGTGGGAAGAGATACAGGCTCAACGTGAAGAAGCGGCAGCAGAACTACAAGAGATGATTTTACGGTATAACGCTGAAGCAGAACGCACCCAGTCACAAGAACAAATGGCTCACGCTAACAATTTAGTTAAATTGCTTACCCACGCACATAAACCAAGACCAGAGGCTAGACAATGAGTGAAGAAATCAAGAATGGAAACATGAACAATATAGATAGTTTGCTGGCTGAAACGTTTAACGAAGAAGTTCCATCATTTCTATCGGCTGATCCACAAGAATTAACACATATTGACCCAGAACCCGCAGCAGAGCAGGACGTTATCGAGGAAGTGTCACGTGAAACAATTAACAACGAAGCACCAGAAGAATTAACATCTGCTGCTGAAGTTGATGAGTACGGCACTGAAATCCCGAAGACAGAAGAAAAGCTCTATACCAAAGCTGAAGTACAAGAAATGATGCGCAGGCGCTGGAAAGAAGAGCAAGATTCAAAGCAAACTCCACAGCAATCCGCCCCACAAGAAGCAGACTATCAGCCTGTTGATGGTGATTGGAAAGCTCAGCTTGAATCGTTTGTAGATCATACTATCAGTAAGCGGGAACAGAAAGCTCAAGAACAGCAATGGCAAAGACAAGCACAAGAAGTCCAGGCCCAATTTGAGATTAAGTTCAATGAAGGCGTCGCTAAATATCCTGACTTTGAACAAGTTGTTTATGGTAAACCTTTAACTCCTCAAATGGTGTTAGCCACTCGTGGGATGGCAGATCCCGCTGCCTTTATCTATGCGGCTGCAAAGACTCAAGCTAAAGAACTCGAACGAATCTCTAGTATTGGTGACCAAATGGCCCAAGCCGTTGAGATGGGTCAACTAGCTGAACGCATGAGAAAAGCACGCAGCAATGTGAGTCAAGCACCTCGTCCTATCGAAGCACCAAAAGGGGATGTGGTCGAGAAGGTTGAACGCACACGTAACATTGATGACCAGCTTCAGATAGAGGAAAAGAGACTGAGACAGCAAAGGGCGAGACGATAATGGAATTAGTTGACATAAAAGAATATCAAGATAGTAAGCGAGAGTATGAGCATGACGTCATGGCAACTGTCTGCGCTTATTTAGTCAGAGCATTTAATTGCGCTCGTGACATTAAGTCTGATGATGAAACGCTTAAGGTCATGGAAAAGATAACAGAGGCATTTTGTGCTGCTGATTTGTATATGTCCAAGCGTGAGCCTATTGCCAAGACTCACTAGAAAGAAGCATAATAGGAGCTGAGTGGTATAGAGCAACCCTCGGCTCAAATTGATGTCTATAGCTATCAAGTTCGACTTGATGTCTATTGATATCAGAAACATGGTGTGTACATAGGATAGCCGCCAATCCACGTTAGTCAGTATTTAGCGTGTATTCCGTCTTTCCGCAAAGACTTCAATTTATTTTGGAGTGCCACCATGGCCAATATATTTCAAACCACTCAATATATTCTTGATGAAGTTTTCATTCGTTATATCAACTATCTGAACTTTGCTAAAGTTGCTAACCGTAACTTAGAAGCCGATTTCCGTAATTTAAAATACGCAACTGGTCAAACCATTAACTACCGTTTAGAAGAAAGATTCCTCGGTGGCGAAGGTGCGACTGCAACTGACGAAGCTGTTGTTCAGGTTGTTCGTCCTTTGACAATCGATACTCAATTCCATTCAATGGTATCGTTCAATGGCATGGAATTAACATTCGACCGCGCTCGCGACCAACCCTACTTGGATATGATGTTGAAGCCTCGTGCTAAACGTCTTGCCAACTTGGTTGAACAGTTCATTTGCTCTACCAATTTCCAACCAGCTGTTTACCAAACAACCGGTACACCTGGCGTGCCAATTGACTTCCAAACTGTGTTGAACACTGACGCTTACATGACTGAGTTAGGCATACCCGAAGACGGTAACCGTTACTTCGCTAACAGCCCTCAAGTTTCTGCTGCGTTATCCAACGATTTATACACTGTATTTAACATGACTGTTAACCGCGGTGCGTTGATGGATGGTTTCATCGGTCACTTAGCAGGCTTTGACTTCTTCAAGACTAACTTCTTGGTTCGTCAAATTGCTGGTACTGGACAAGCTGGCGGTTCACCTCCAACTGGTTTCAAATTGGCTGGTACTATCACTAACGGTCCAATTACTGGTGGTAACACATTCGTATTGACTGGATTGGTAGTTTCACAAGCACATCCATTCAATGTTGGTGACAAGGTTCAGTTTGCTGATTCAGCTGGCGTTTACATGGTTAACCCATTGAACTATGAAAGCTTGTCTCAAACAGCTCAGTTCGTTGTTCTAACTTCTACTGTTTCAAGTGGTGGTGGTACAGCAACAATTACTGTTAGCCCAACAATCGTTATCAGTGGTGCTCGTCAGAACATCAGCGGTGCGATCCCTAACGGCGCGCAATTATTGTTAGCTGAAGACCATAACGAATCGATTGCTTTCCAAAACCAATCAATCGTGTTCGCAGCTCCTCCTATCACTGAATTGAAAGGTGGTGTTGAAGCGGTTACCACTTACTCTGACCTATACAAAATGGCATTGACCTATACTTTAGGTGCTGACATCCGTAACTACGTTCAGTTAGATCGTCTGGACATAATCTGCGGTGTGGCAATTAACCCTGAGTTTGCGGTTATTGTTATGAGTTAGTGTTCGCTGTTCGCGAACTGCGATTCGCGAATCTAGAATATGGAATATGGTGCGCTCCTCTGCTTCGGTACGGGCGCATTCTCCCAGAGAGGTTATATGAACACTGATTCACAAGTTTTATATCTAGGTCGATTCGTTTCACGTGAATACTTTTGTGCGTTTGTTTATAACAGCACAGGACAGAAGCTTGTCAAAAGTTATGATGAATTTAGTACGCTTATATCCAGTGGGGTTTGGTTTGCTGAACAGAAGGACATCCCAGAGCCTAAAGTTGACAAAGAATCTGAAGAAGTTGACAAAGTAATTCAGATGGAGCCCAAGCGGAGACGTAAATGTCAGAGCCAACAACAACAGTAAGACAGTTTATTGCGGATGCTTATCAGCTTATTAGTGCTAACTCTCCCAATACAACTTTACCAGGAAGAACCCAGACGCAAGGCTTGAAGATCATAAATGTTCTTCTCAGCCAGTACAGCGCGAATGGTCTCATGATTACTGTTGAAAAACAGGTGGATTACACGATAGGCATTGGCCAACAGTTCGTGACATTCGGCTCACCTGACTATACACCTACCCCAGATATTACATCCGAAGGTAGATTAGCCTTACTTTACAATGCGTGGCTAACATTGGATGGGGTTACGTACCCATTGATTGACGAAAAACGTACAGAATTTTATTCAAGCTATAAATATGAACCGCTTTCTGGACTTCCCAGATATATTGTTGTTGTGCCCCAAACAAATCTGACAACTTGCCAGATATTCCCATCACCCAGCCAGGTGTACGAATTGTCTTTTTATGGCAAGTTTCAGTTGTTTAAGCTCACACTAAACGATGACTTATCTGAGTTGCCAACTTATTATGAGCTTTTCTTCCAGTACGCTACGGCTAAATACTTAGCTTATTCCACAGGTAGAGCCTCAGCATGGACAGAAGAACTCGAAGCTACATACCGTGAATTGCAGCAAGATGTAGTAGCTGTAACACCCATGAATCTAGACATTAACATCAACCAAGAAAGCTGGTTGAACGGTGCTTGGCGCGTTAGAGCGGGGATATAACTATGCCCGTAAAAGAGTTGCCTATATTTACCTACTACGACGTACAGCGATTCAAACAATTCAGTCCGCAAGATTGCGCGAACTGGTATTTGGTTAGTGCGCCTACAGGTAAACGAAAGATGGCAATGTACCCATGTATGGGTAGGAAGCACATTCAGAACGTTAATGGCATCAATGTATTAAACTTTGACGTACAACCACGCCGAATATATAAGTCTATCGACTTTATGTATGTCATCGTATCAAGCACAGTTTATAAGGTTAATAGCACTTTTACAGCTATCCCATTGGTTAATGCTGACTTCACGCAAGATGCTGGGTTTTTGTCATTTGATTATCTGCCACTGGTTCAAGCTGCTGGAAGTACCTCGCAAACGCAAGCTGTATTTGTTGGGATATCAGATGGCGTACATTTCTATATCATCAATGAGAATGACAATAGCTTTACAACAATTACTGATCCAAATACTCCAGCTAACCCAAGAGTAGTTAAAGCATTTGGGAATAGATTTGCGGTTTCTAGTGCCAATAGTACTGAATTTCGTTTAACACAGATTAACTGTTATGACACAGTAACGGCAGGATTTAATGCGGCAACTTTATTTACGGTTCCAGGCCAAGGCGGAAAAGCGGTCTTTGCTCAGGAAAACGGTATCATCAAACAGATGGTCGTCCTCCACAATACGCTTTATATCTTCTCGGATTTTGAGTGTGGCATTTGGTCTAACATTCCAAGTACAACCGCCTCAAACACAAGTGCTTCTTCGGCCAGCATATTCCCATGGAAGAAAAATACATCCTTAAACTGGGATTATGGGATTGCTGATCCTGATTCAATCGACGTAGATTTCGGTCGCATGTGCTGGCTCGCTCAGAATAGGAATGGATTAGTCCAGTTCATGACATCTGATGGACAAATGCCTAAGCCTATCTCTACGCAAGCGATCAATGTTCTATTACAGCGCACAGCAAACGCAGGCTTAGCAAATCAATTCTTATTAAATGCGTTTGGCTTCATGTATCAGTACGAAGATACTATTTTTTATCGCGTATCTTCTGGCGTTCCTGCTGAGAATGGTGAATTGTTATATGATTCTGCTGGCTGTATCGAATATAACTTTGATACGGGGACATGGGAACGTTGTATTGAAGTTGATGGAGATAGAAACATCATTCAAGATCATGTTTTCTTCGCGCAAAAGCATATTGTTACGGCTATTGGGCAAGCTAGTCTGTATGAAATGGCTGGGAACATTTACATTAATGAGATTCGTAACCCAGATCAGACCAATCCATTGGCAACCGACGCATTTATTGCTTATCCAATGCGATATGAACTGACCACATCCATAATATCAGAGGAATTTTATCAAGAATTTAAGACAAACTGGGTGCAAATCGACTTTGTTTGGGGTGAGCAAACCTTCATTAACAGTGATGCTCCCTTTACTAATACTGTATTTATCGTTACGCAAGAATCAACAGATGCCAATCCAATCTACGTGGTCGCAGAAGATGGCGTTACGTTTGTTATTGCTGAGAATGGCAATACTCCAGTGCTTGATGAAACTACTTACAATGCGTTATTTAAACCACATATTGAACTATTTGTCTCCGATGACGGCGGTATTACGTTCTATACTGTCGATAATCTTGAATTTAGTCAGTTAGGAGTCTACTCCTGGCGTATGAGATGGTATCAATGCGGGCTGTCTCGGAATAGGGTTTATAACTTGGTGTGTGTGAGCCCTTCTCCTATTGTGGTACTCGGTGCTATCCATGAAACAGATGTGGTCAGTGGAGGAGCATATTAATGTTGTTTCTTGAGCGTATTGATGGAGTGCCGTTAGCGGGGAACGACGACCTAACCTTTGAAATTCAACGGTGGATGGTACTTCTTGTTGACACACTAAACACCATATTAGAAACAATTGAACCATTGTTGATCGATCCTATAGTCGTTACTGATACGAGCCAAGATGTACAGTCAAACACAAAATATATACCAACTAATGCTGCTTTAACATCTTTCCAACTTCCAGATACTTGTGAAGTAGGGGATGTGGTTGAAATAGTAGGCCAAGGCGCAGGCGGTTGGAGTTTACTCGTAGGAACGGGTCAAACAATTAAATTGGCGGCTTCGAGTGCTGCGGTAAGCATCGCATCAGCCGAGCGTTATGACGCTATTTCGATTACTTGCGTCGTACAAGATACAACGTGGGTCGTTACAAGTTATGTATCGACTGGTTTAGTTATAACGTGAGGTGAATTATGAGCTGGTTATCACAATTGTTCCATCCAGGTCGTGGTTACGACAAAGCAAAACAAGACACGCAAGATGCTTATAATAAAGCTAACGGTCGCCTAGATACTTATTCTCAGGGTGGTGCCGATGCTAATGATAAGTTGAATAAGCTATTCGAAGCGCTGTCTAACCCAGGAAAATTAACAGATGAATGGGGAAAAGGCTACAAAGAGAGCGACTATGCTAAGCAGTTAGGTCAAAGCTCTATTGATAAAGGCTTAAATGCTGCCGGCAGTATGGGTTTAATGGGCTCTAGTGCTGCTTTAAATAATATCCAAGAAGAAGGTTCGGATATCGTAGCTAAAGACCGACAAAGTTATATGAATGACATGATGACTAAGTATTTGGCTAGCCTAGGTATTGCTACGAATCAATTCAATACAGGCGCTGATGCTGCCGGAAAACAATCACAAAATGATATGACCCAAGGTACAACTAACGCAAACCTGGACTTCGGTAAATATAACTCTGGTCCCAATATGATTACCGGCGGCATGTCTGCAATAATGAAACTGATTGAGTCTCTTACTGGTGGCGGTGGCGGCGGCGGCAAAAATGGTAACTACGGTGGCGGCATGTATGTTCCACCAAGTGGCGGAGGGTATTAATCATGGGAATTAGCGGATTGATTCCTCAAACCAAGATGCCTATTGATAACTTCAATAATCAGTTTGAGCAGTTAATGCAACAAATAGCTCGTCATCGCCAAACGAATAACCAAGAGCGTCAACTTGAAGATACAGCCAAGTTCCACGCCCAAGATTTGGCTTTACGGCAAGCTGCCGGTAGACGTGCCGAACAGCAGATGGACCCAATGTACAAAGTCAATCAACTGAAAGCCATGATGAAAGGTTTGCAGGATATGGCTAATGGAACTACCCCAGATGAAAATAATGCCCCACAAGATAGCGGGAACATGGGGAACCAGGGAACAGCTGCTCCAGGAATGCCTCCATTAGCACCTGATAACAGTGGTAATCCAGGTGTTTCAGCTGAAGGCCCTGGATTTATACCAGAAGGACAAAGCCCATTTGTAGGTCGTGCTGGTTATAAGCCACCGAAAAAGGGAACACATCCCATGGATCAAGAAGTCATGCCCGGCATTACCTTAGAAGATGTTGCTCGTCATGCGTTTGGATTGCCTGCTAAGTCTACAAAAGAAACGCCAGAACAAAGACAAGCACGTGATATCGAAACGAATCAAGCGAAACTAGAACAGAAAGCCGCGTATGATCAACAACAAGCCGAACAAAAGGAAGTTAAAGCAGTTGAGAAAGATATCCCAACGCTCCATGAATCTATCAAAGGCGTACAGGATTTACTGAAGATTGCTAAGGAAAACCCTGATATGTTTGGCCATGGTTTTATGCCTGATCGCTACGCCAAAACTAGCAAGAACAAGAACTTCGGTACTTGGCAGAACTTAATTGCTGACAGAATTGCAGGCCTTGAGTCTAAACTATCATCGCGCGGTAACATCGTAGCACTGAAGATGGCATCTCAATTGAAACCGAGTCATGCTGATCAACAACAAGTCGCTGTTGGAAAGCTCGAATCAATGCTAGGCCAATTACAACGACAACTGCAAACTTCCATGAAGAAAACAGGCAAGATGGGTGGCGAAGT